TATTACCGACGTTCGCAGAGGCCAGGGACATCAGCTGCTGCAGCACAGCGTTGCGGTACGAGGCGTCCGTGCTGGCGTTGGCGGAGTTGATGGCGTCCTGGCGCTGGGCATTGAACTGTGCCTCAGCGAGCGCTGCCTGCCAGGCCTGCTGTGCGGACGCTGCCTCGCCCTGGGTGCGGGCCTGGCCGATCTGCAGGTTGCCGCCCCGCAGGGCTGCGAGCAGAGCGTTGGTCGAGTAGTCGGCCGACTGGTTGGCGCCCGAGATGCGGTTGCGCTGGGCCTGCTCCTCGTTGGCGGACATCGCCTGGCGCCAGTCCCCGGCCATGGACGCTGCCCTGGCAGCCTCACCGCCGAGTTCCTGGAGGGCACCGTTGCCCTGCGGGTTGACCCCCTGCATCTGCATGAGCCGCTGCAGGGTGGCCGGGTCCATGCCCAACGGGGTGCCGCCGGTGCCGACCGAGGGGTCGGCGTAGGCGTTGCGGTAGTTGCTCTGCAGGAAGTCGAGCATGTTCTGGCGGGACTTGTCGATGACGCCCTGGTCCTGCTGGCCCGCCTGCCCCCAGGCTGCGCTCGCCTGGTCGTAGGCCGCCGGGTTGAAGGCCGGGGCATCAGGCAGGTCCACCGCCGAGTACTGCTGGGCAGCCGGGCGGCCCGACTTGAGGATGTTGGCCATCCAGTCGATGAGGGCCTGCGACATCATGGGGGCGGCAGCGGCGCCGCCACCGCCGCCACCCCCTCCTCCCCCGGAGCGGTAACCGCTACCCGAGGACGAGGTGCGCCGAGCAGCAGGTGCAGCCGCTCGGGCCGGCGCAGCCTGCGCCTTGATCTTCTCGGCGAGGGCGCCGATGTAGCCCTTCCGCTCGTCGAGGTAGTTCTGGTAGGTCGGCGTCTGCCCGGCCGCTGCGTAGCGTGCGTTGGTCGCCTGGTGGGCAGCAGCCTCAGCCCGGTCGGCTGGCGTGTCGTTGATCGACTGCTGCCTCAGCTGGCGAGCACGCTGCTGCTGGGCTGCGAGCTGTGCGGTGGTGGGTGCCATCAGAGACCTCCCAAGATCCCTCGCAGGGCCTCGATCGCCGCCGCTGTGTTGGCGATCTCAGTCTGCTTCTGTTGCTGGATGGCAGCCACCTGCTGCTGGTAGTAGCTGTCCATCTGCGCTCCTCCCTGATCGTACTGTGCGGCCTCCTGCTGGGCGTCCGCCTGCGCCCGCCCGTAGGTCAGGGCGTAGTCGCTCAGGTAGTTGCCGATCGAGCGGCGCATCGCCCCGCTGTTGACGCCAGGGCCAGCCAGGCCACGCTGAGCGAATCCGCTACGGACGTTCGGCAGGCCTCGCTGGTAGTTGGTGTTGATGTCGCTGAGGTTGCGACTCCCCCTCTGCTGCGAGAGGAAACGGCCATAGGCGTTGTTGGCTCGGTCCGTGTTGTACCGGTACTGCAGGTCCGAAGCCTGGGCGTCGTACTGCCCGACGTTGGCGCCATAGCCGTCGAGCGCCATCACTTCACCTTGATGAGGAAGTTGACAGCCCGGTACGGGGGCAGGTTGGCATTGGTGGGATCGACGCCAGCGGAGGCTGAGCTGCCGCTGAACGCCGGGACGTCGACGTAGTGGTTGTGGTTGCCGGAGTGGCCACTGGTAGTGCCGGCCACGGAGTGGATGTGGTTGGCGCTGATGCCTCCCGTCGGGATGGCACTGGAGTTGATCAGCTCCATGTTGATCTGGATGCCGTCACCGATGCGGATGCCGAAGGTGTTGACGTTGTCAGGAGGCAGGCCAGTCTGGCGGTAGAGGTTGCCGTAGCCAGGCCAGTGGACGTGGTCGGCGTTGGCGGCGCTGGTGTTGGCGCCCCAGGTGTGGGTGTGGTCCTGGTTGGCGACACCGGTGAGAGCCTGAGCGTGGGTGTGGTTGATGGTGTGCGTGTGGGTCGGCAGCGCAGCATCTCGGGCCCCGCCGGAAGCGCCCAGAGCATCAGCGCCACTGGCCCCGAGTGGCACCCGGCCCCGCAAGTCAGGGATGTTGAAGCGACCGGCCGAACCGCTGCCGTAGCTCGTGCCGATGATCGAGAACAAGGCCGGGTAGGACGCCTGCTCCAGTTCCCGTCCGTCACACAGGAACCACACCCCGCCTGCGGGGTCGGTGCTGCCGCCGTACATCTGCATCGAGCCGATCAGGAACAGGCTGTCGACATAGCCCTTGGACGCAGCGTCGTTGACTGACACCGGGTTTCCGGCCAGCGAGAGCTGACCGGTCATGGCCACCGAGCCGCCCCGCTCGATCACCTCCTGGTTGATGTGTGACTCGATGCGGGAGAAGTTCGCCTCGACGGGGACGGCGTCAGCTGCTGTGTCATTGACGATCGAGTACTGCAGGGTGATCTTGCTCATCGGAACCTCCGCATCACGATCTTCGCCACGATGGCGTCCACACCCCACCGCTTGCGAGGACTCACACCGGAGGCCCGGATTCTCATCTGCACTGCCTTTGCCAATCCCATCGACCCGCCACGGATGAGGCGGGAACCTGACGCTGCTTGGCCCCAGTTTGCCCCACGGCCGTCCGGGTCCTCGACACCCTCGGCATCCCAGTCGAAGCCGGGGACGTCGACAGCGTCGGCACCCAGGTCCGACCAGAACGCTCCGCCGCCCGACATCACGTGCAGTGTGCGGGAGCGGTAGATGTTCGCCGAGTTGTAGTCCCGGTACACCTCGACCAGCAGGTCGGTGTTCTGGGGCACCTCACGCACGATGTAGGTGGGCCGGCGCCAGGACTTCTTGCGGTCCGGCCAGCCCGCATGCAACCACCGGGTCCGGTAGTAGCTGTCGAACTCCTGGCCCTGGAACGTCCCGCCACCCACGATGATCTCGTCGTCTCCGCCGGTCACCAGGTAGTCAGGCAAGTCGAGCAGGTCGGTGCCCGGGGTGACGCCCAAGGTCTGATTCAGCAGGATGGCGTCGTAGGCCTCCAGCGTGTAGTCGAGCGTGACCAAAGCAGCGGTCGACGGCGACCAGAGGGCCGCCAAGGGGAAGCGGCCCTCCGTGTCGCTGCCGTCAAGAACCGTGGCCACCGCCCCGTACTCGGAGCGGTACATGGTCCAGGCGCCCTGACCCACGTCGGCGTCGTAGACGAACAGGGTGGTCGGGTAGGTCTTCTCGCCCTCGTCCTTGTGCCAGGGCACGCCGACCCAGAGCCGCCGCCCCGCCCACGAGACGAACACGTTGTGGGGGGCATGCATCGCCTCGAAGGCGGGGCGGAGAGCTTCCGAGATGAGGGTCGGCTGGCCGCCGGTGTAGGCGAAGATGCCACCCCCCTCGTAGGTCGAGTAGAAGAACACGGCCTGGCTGGACTTGGTGATGCCGGTCAGCGACACCGCACCGATGTGCTCGGACCTGTTGTTCAGCTGCTGCGTGCCGTCGATCGGGTCGCCGTAGATCGCCCAGATGCCGGTGGTCTTGAAGACCACGAGGTGGTCGTTGTAGGAGACGATCCCCGTGATGTAGCCACCGCCTTCCTCGATGTCGAGGTAGTCATCCGCTCGCCAGGCGTCGCGGACGCCGGGATGCGACCAGCGGATGCGGTTGCGGTACCGGATGGCGGTCTCGGTGGTGTCAGCGCACCACATGTAGCCCCCGTGGTGCTCGACGTAGGTGCACGAGGGGAAGGTGCCGGTGTTCGGCGTGTCGATCTCGGACCAGTCATCGGGGTCCATGGCCACCGGTGCAGCGACGAGGGTCTGTCGCCAGGTGGCGGTGCCAGCACCGAGGGCGATGTAGACGTCGTCGCCCCACGAGGAGAAGGCGGCGCCGTGCGGGCTGCCGGTGGCGTCGGGCAGGGTGCCCAGGTTGGAGAAGGCGCCAGTGTTGTCCCCGATGTAGACCTCGGTCCCGTTGACGACGTAGATGTACTGCGTGCCCGGGACCGAGGTGTCATGGACGTGAGCGTTGCGGGGCTGCCAGGTGGTCGCCGTGGTGACGGGGACGATGTCGCTGGGGTTCCAGCGGGCCCAGCCCTGGCGGGTGTAGAAGCCGCCCCGAGGATCGACGTCGACGTTCAGCATGTCGGGCGACTCGTCATCCGCCAGCTGGAACTGGTTGCGTCGGAGGTTGAGCCCCCC